TCTACAAGGGCATCAGCAGCCCACTGCTCAACGTTTAGATTCATGTTAGACTTCTGCTCATACCGTTGCAAGTAAAACTTGTTAAACCTACTGAGCAAAGCCATTCGGTCTTTGCGATCAGCCATTACTCTGAGATTTCAGATTTTGCTTCTTGAATCTTCTCTGTAAGTTTATCTTCTACAAACTTATAGACACGACTAAAAGCCTCATCTACATTTTCGCCTTCACGCTTTGAATCTACAATACCCAGATCAAGGCGTAGTGACTGAAAATTTCCTAGATTAAGTGTATATCCAAGTGTTACAGATACCTTTGTATTATCGTTTTCCATTATCCACCCATTCAATAATTAAATAGATTCACTCCACACTGGAATAAATCGTCCATCTTCTGTCTTCGTATATGTAAGTATACCGTCTCCCATTCGCCTTGTCAACTCTTGGCTTGTAGGAGTCATGTTGTTTGTTATTAATTTATCTTTTCTTGGCTGCCCAATATGTATAGTTGAAAGTATAGCACAAATCTCTCTAACGTGGTCTTCTGAATAGTATGCTCTTATTTGAAAACCTGTTTTACCATCAATGCTAGATCCAACTGGTGGAGGTATGACTCCTCGTTTTATTAGTCTTGGCATATATTTTCTATGACGATTAACTAACTTAGCAGTCTCTGCAATTGTATATGCTCTTTTTCTATTTCTTCTAAAGTCAGAACGGAGACAAGTTTCTAATCTATCTTTGTTAATATTATAAACAGTTACCATACCTGTTGATCTAGAACTGTGATGAAGTCTTACTAAGTCTCCATTAAGAAACCAGATTTTTTTACCGCCAGAAATTACAGGTTCGCTATTATATGCTTCGCTCTGAATTTTTCCTTTTGCAGTAACCATTTTCCCTCCACAGATTCGCTAGGTGGATGATAAAATTTTCTATTTCCACACTTGACACAATATGATTCTAGGTGATCTATGTTTGAGTGTATTCTATCAACAAACATTTTTCCTTTACATCTTTTACAAGTCATGTTAGTTTGGCACTCCAATTGCAATAACGTTAACTCCAACAGAGGCTGTTCCAGAAGTTCCAAACTTTACAATAAACTGAACCTCTGAAGTTGTTATAGAAGTTATTACAACGCTTGTGTTTGATCCAGCAGTAGTACCACTTATATTTACAATTGATGCAGTAGCAATTGGAGGAAACTTGAAGTTAGAAAATGTTACAGAGTAAGACTTTTCCTGACCTGCAGTTACTGTTTCGTTATTTGCAATTGATTTATATTTTCCAACAAACTTTGTGTCTGAAGTTTTTAAACTCTTTTTTTCTGCTCCAACTACGTCAACATCTGTATAGTTATATGTTGCATCAGAAATAGAAGTAGAAAGGTCATTTACAGCCTCTGCTAACTGATAAATATATGTAACATCAAGAGGTTGTCCTCTTTCTGGTAGTGGTACTTTTGCCATTTTATTCCTCCTATTAGATTATATCAAAGGTTGTGATCCAGAATCAAAGATTCCTAATCCTGCCTTTATTTGCTTTTTAGATGATGCTAGTTGTATTTTTACACGTACAGTTGTTGTTCCTTCATTTAAAAAAGAATATGAGTGAACTGCCGATGTACCGTGCCAAAAAAATGGGTTTCCATCAAAACTAACAAATACATCATATGCTGGATGAAGGTTTTCATCTCCCCACACTGCTGTAATTATTTCTTCACTTATTGACAATGCGCCAGTTGTTCCAACTACGCTAGTGCCATTGGAGTTATATATTGGAGACCAATGAGATGTTCTGTTTCTATCTTCAGAAATAATCCTGTATCTTGTGTTATATTTTAAAGTATCAAAATCAACTGGGGGCAATGCTGATTTTAAAATTCTTGTTTTTTTAATATTTGCATCAGCCATTATGTTACACCAATAGAAAATCTAAATTCAATATAATTACTTGTATTTGGTGATTTGATAATAGTTGTAGCAGTATCATTTTTAATAACTGAATAACCTGTTAGTCCATACAAAGGATTTGTTGTTGCAATATTTTCAAGTCTCATAGCATCTAAAGCAATGTAGTAATCAGAGGATGGAAGAGGTCCACCACTAATCCCAGTATCAATAACACAAGCATAAATCTTAACAACAGTGACTGCTTCCCATGTAAAGTTTTGAGTTGTGTACAGTTCTTGTAATTGCTTCTTTACTACAAAGTATCTATTTGTTTCAAAGTCATATCCATCAAAACCATTTTCAATATCAACTTCAAACCTTGCATACACATCTGGCTCTGCAACATCGGTTCCAGCAAAATCAACTAATATTCTAATTGTGTCTGGAACTGCTACAGAATCTCCATCTTTATTAACTAAAGAAAATGCAAGTCTTAATTCATCTGTTGGAGAATTTTTAGAAAAATCAACATTTGGTGCAGTTAAGTGTATATGGTTTGATCCTGGCTCAATAACAATATGATCAACTCCACCAGATCCACCGCCATCTAAACTTAAATCTGAATCGTCTCCTTGAATCAAGATAGTGTTATTTAAAAACCTTGCACGCTCATATCTTTCAAGACGATTTGTTTTATAAAAGATAGAGTTGTCTGCATTTGTTTGAAACACTCCATCTGTTACAATAACATTATCATCTTCTGGATCATCTAAAGGAACTGATATTGTTGGTATTGCTGTTGCTGCATTTGCTGTATGATGAATCCATGTTTCTCCTTGTGCAAAAGAAAATACAGTCTTACTGTCGTTAGCGCCAGCAGAGGGGTTTGATCCTGCAGAGTATAGACCTACCTCTGTTATTTCATATCTTTCTTCTGTTGGCAGTTCTGCTGTTAAGACTATTTTATCTATACCGTTTTCATTTATAAAGCCTCTAGAGGAAATTGGTACTCTGAACATCTCAAAATCTAGGTTTGTTTTTGTTGCAAAATTATCGGCAACATCTTCTGTCTGTAATGGCTGGGGACCGCAGCCAACTGCAAGATATGAAGCATAGGCAGGAGCCTGCCCTAGCATATATTTTCCGATTATACTCTTACCTTTATTTGTAATCATGATACAGTTTCTCCAAAGTTCGCTTCATATATTGTACCATTTATGGCGATTTGAACCTCTATCTGTTCATCATTATTCATATTAACAGTCTCAATAATTAAATCTCCAGTTGCCTCTTCAATATAAACATTTTCACCATTAACCCCGTTTCCTTCAAGAGGAACCTTTTCTTCAAACTTAATTGCAAAGTTAGCAAAATATGTATCTGAGGTAGACTGTAGCCTTAAAATATTATTTGGGTTATATCTTTGCTGTACCAATCCAAGATTTTTAATTGGTGAATAAGACACTCTTTGGCCATTTATAATATCGTTTCTAGAAACACTTAACAACTCATGACCACCAATATCTTCAAATATTAAATCTGTCATAATTTCTACAGACATAGATTGATCATCAAAAAGAACAGTGTCTATTGGCGCAGTTTTTGTTGGGGGTGTAGAGTATGCCGTTACTACTGTTGCGTTTGACGGAGTTTGTGGAACTGGAGATACTGTCATTTTAAACCTCACTCAAATAGATTGTCATGTTTGGTCCACTTTCTGATCTTTGATACTCTATATTATAAACTACAAACCTAGAAGAATCTTTAGAAACTAAATCTAAACCAGAAGAATCTTTGTAGTTTATCGTTACGATGTCTCCAAGTTGTAAAGTTGGAATGCTAAATATGTTCATTCCAACAGATTTTTTAGGCACCATTAACTTATTTATAATCCAGTTCATCATTGCATCTGCATCATCTTGTGTTTGAATATAAGGACTATCAATGGTAAATTCATTTTTCCCGTATGTTAATCTGCTTAACTTTATTTCATCATATCTTGACTTTTCAACTAATGGAGAGTATGTTAGTGTGCTTCCAACTAGTTCTGGGTCAGATAGATTGCCACGCTTCTTAAAAAATTCATCTACAGTTAATTCATGTGTAGTATCTTGTGTAAATGTAATTCCTTGAATTCTTAAAAAGTTTCCAGTTGTTTCATCTAGGTTCAATGCCTTATCTGTTGAATTAAATATTAAAAATTCTGCACCATATGAGTCTGCATAAAATCCAGATGTTGTATATCCTTTTATATTATTAAATGTAGGTGAAAGTTTTGCATAAAGTGCTGGGTATGCACGATCATACTTAATATCAAAGTATGCACATTCACGCATAATAGAACCAAACTCTTCAAAATACATGTCATATTTTGGTGGTTGTTGTGCGCTAATTCCAGATAAATATGTTGATTGAACAACACCGCTCATTGCATACTTTCTAAATGACTCTGTAACATCAATATCTTTGTCTCCAAATACCTGGCCCAAAGTTTCATTTACAGTAAATACTGTATTTTGGCTGTAGTTTTTAGATAAAGCATATATATTTTCAAACATACACTTTGATGAACCTCGCACAAATAATGCCATATTGTTATATGTTGGAAGTGGATCTGTGTCATCTACAACCTTTATTAGTTGGTTATTTATATATAGATAGAATCTTCTAGTATTACCTATGTCAATATATTCTACTGATAAATCATATACCGTTGAATTTTCTTCTCCCGCAAGTCTTTGTTGACCAGTAAACTTTCCATCATCAACAATAATCTTTGATAGTCCTCCCCAAAGTTTTACTGGTATTGCATCTGAGTTTGAAGAGTCTTTTTTAATTTTATAGAATACAACGTTGTTTACTGAAAATTGTGCATTATTATTTTCATCAACCTTAAGATATGAGTTTATATTATCTTCAGTAAGTGCAACAATTTCAAAGTAATATCCATTGTTTGTTTCTGGATTTAATAAAAATGCTAGTCCTCCAGAGCCACCACCTATATTTATATTCTGGTCTGGTTGGTTTCCAGATAACTGATAGTAGGTAACGCTTCCATTTGGAGACTGTGTTCTAGTTGTATTATTTTCAATTTTGCCAACAATTCTTAGCCTTGTTCCAAAATGCTTATAGGCATTATTTAAGTTCTTATATACATAAGACACAAAGTTTAGTGGAGTTTCTGTTGTCTTAAATGATGGACCATTAAAAACCAATGCAGATGACTGAATTGTTCCTGTTTGGGTTGATGGTAAATTATTTACTTCTGTTTCACTTAAATAACTTGTAGCCATAAAATTCTTTATAATGCTGTTTCTTGTTGATTGTTTTGCAACTGCATTGTTTACTCCTGCTGCTGCAACAGTAGTTGCAGGAAGTGTAGAGGCAAGATCAGCATCCAACTTTGTACTAAATAGATATTGAGACTTCATGTTTAATCCACGAACATTATCGTTATTTGTCCAATAACTATTGATGCCAGCAGAATGTGAAACTATCTGAGTTCCAAACTGTCCACGTCCATGGTCAACAACAGCACCGTTTTGTAGCCTTGTTATTCCATCTACTATTTCATAGTTTGGAGTTGCATAAATTCTTACCAGACCTGTGGGATATATTTTTCCATTAAAAGGTATTGATGCAAAATACTTTTGGTATTCTTGATTACTGCTAATCCAAACCTTTCCAGTTCCAGTAATATCAAACTCTGCAGCGTCGTATCTAATAACTTCTCCATTAGAGTATAGGTATCCGTTATATCGTGTTAGCCAATATACGTTTTCTCCAAGATCTATAATATTGTTAGTAAGAACATTACCAACTACAACTGGTGCTGTTCCAACTAGATCTGAGTTTAATGGCATTGCTCCTAATACATAACTACCCTGCTTTGAGGCAAGTTCATTTATTGTTTTTGTATTTTCTGTTCCTGCAACTTCCCATAAAAGTGATGGCTTATATATCCAAGTTTTTTCTTTATCAATCATTGTAGATTGACGAATTGATCCGTAAGATCTTTGAATATATCTAGTTGTATAGTTAATCTTTCCATCATTGTAAATCTTTTTGTCTTGTGATGCAATAGCAATAATGTTTGGAAGTTTTCCAGAACTAGAGTTTTCAATTACTCCAGAATCAGTTTGATTATTAGATCCAGATAAAACAAAATCTGTTTGTCTTTGAGTTGCTGTAGGCATTAAGTAATCTTTACTCATTACAACAAAATTATTATACTCATCAAAGAACATTGCACTTTGAGTTGATACAGCCAATTGATTTAAGACTTCTGCAACGTTCTGGTCTGGAGCAACAAAAAAATATGGGATGATAGGGTCTGACTCATCTGCTACACGCTTAAAGGTATAGTTACTAAATCCAACATAATCAAGAAGCATTGATATTGCATAACTTAAAGATGTCTGTGTTGTAAGGAGTCTAGGAGCAGGCATTGATTCTAAAAAGAAATAAAAATCTCTTAACTCTATTGATAACTTGGCTGCAGTTACGTCTGCTTGAGGAAATCCTTCTGAGTATAAGGTTTTAATTGGAACTGAATACTCATCTCCTGCAACATCTAAGATTGATTCATAAAAAAGAAACTTTATATTTTTTCTAATATATTTAGCAACTATGCTAGATGTATTGTTTTCATTAAATGCTTGATCGTCATCAAAAAGAGATAGAGTGCCCGTAGATGCGAGTAACTGTCCAACTGGAAGAGATGTAGTTCCTATATCAGATAAAATCTTTTTAATATTAAAATCAACAACCTTGTCTGATATATTTACAACTAGTCTAGGAGACATCTCAATTAAATCAAATGTTGAATCAAATTTGTTCATTGTTTCTGCAACAACTCTTATGCCACGAAGATATGCAAACTCTCTATATGTAGTTTGGTTTTGTGCATCATTAGTAAATAGATCTGGGCTTGTTAGGTCTGTAATAAGTTTTGATGAACGGTTTAAAACTCCAGTTCCAAGCATCCATCCATACTCAGGAACAAAAGAGTCGTACTCTTCATCCGAACCATTCCAAATATACAAGGTTCCACGATCATTGGTATTTTCAACAACGAGATAGCCATCTCCATTTAACGACTGCTCTGGCAATAGTGTTATAGATGCTATCTTTTCAATAAAGGTATATGAATCCTTATAAGCATCTGGAATTTTTAATCCGTATTCTAATTCAACATAACCATCTTCTGGAATAATTGGAGATCCGCCATCACGAACAGAGTTTTCGTCAAAAGAATAAGCATCAACCCAATTGTCTTCATTCAGGTATTGAATCTTCCATTTAACTGGAGTTGTTTTATTTGCTGAGCCATACAAAGGATCTGCAAAGGTTTTTCCATCTTTTATAAAGTTTCCAAGATTTGCTGTTCCAACATTTGTTTGCATTTTTACTACAAGCCTATTTGCTGGAACCTTTTCTTTATAAACTACAAAAGGAACAGCATCATCAATATAGTTTAATCCATTAGATACATTTTTTGCAATTCCTCTTTCAACATTGTTTTCTGTTCTAAATGATGACCAATATCTAAACTGATCATATCTTGATGCCATGTAGTATCTTGGTCTTTCTGCAAGAGATACTCCAGAGTTTGCAAAATATCTATTGCCAAAATATGATGCTTTGTTAATTCCAGATCGTGGTCTAAAAGGCTTTACACAATCTTCTAAAGAATATATCATTTTCATTTTTTCTTTAGTTGATGTAAAAAGTTGTGGAACTCCAGAGTTATCAAACCCTCCATCTACAACAACATCGGCATCTGTTGCACCTGTATAGTAGTTTCCTACATCTAGGCTATCAAATGTTAAAGGAAGTGTTCGGTATTGTACCTCTGACCCTGTTGGCCTATATCTATAGTTTCCAAGTTTAAATATATTATCTGGCATATTCATATTCCACTCAGCCAAGACTAATGACTGTAAGTGTACTGTTGAAGATGTTTCTAGATGTGTCTTTAATGTCTCACTAACAAACATTTAGACCTCTTCCAGCGATACCGAAATATTCCAGAGATCGTGGTTTGAGCCACCACGCTTTACAACAGAGTAGTTAAAGTCTGTTATGTAAACCTGCATTACTTGATTATATTGTGCAAGGTGGCCATATGCTGCATCATCTTTACCAAAGTTTGAGTACTTGTCGTATGCTAAAAACATCCAAAATGGTCCTGTATGGTTTTCATACCAGTCAAGTAGTTCTACTCCACCTGCACCACCATCTGATGTAAATTCACCTGTTGTATTTTTGTCAGGGGATAGGCCAGTAGACAAAAACCCTGCATCTTGAAAGTATGACCTTGATGGCAAATTACTCCAGGAAACAGACATTGTTAGTTTATCTGCTATGTGGTATGAACGCATACGTCCATTGATAGTTCTTTGTCTTTGCTCTATTCTTATTGGTGTAAAATTTAGTTCCCCACGATTATGGTCTGAAAGAATAAGAAATTGATTAGTTAGATCTAGGTCTGTGGACTCATCATAGTTGCCTTGGACTTCGTAGCCATCTGGTACATATACCCCGTCAACGAGTGTGCCAGGGTTCTCAGACCATAACAGGGCTTGGGGGCGCTGATACCTACGTCTACCCGTTAAATACGCTTCTGTAGCCATTTAGCCCCTCTGTGTCCTAATTCTCTGTGAGTCAACTTGTCTAATTTGTGTCATAACGACTCTTGCAATATCCTCTGGATTTGCATCAGATTTAACATTGACGTTTAGATTATAATTATACACCTTCTCGCCTTCGTATGATCCACTATTAATAGCCTTCATCTTATCAACGCCATATGAGTCAACAGCATACTTACTCATTACAAACTCTCCAGGGGTAAGCATTGCTGGAATAATATCAGTTCCTCTTGCTTTTCCACCTACCGCAAAATACTTAGGCTTGACCATTCCACCAGATGCGTATGTAGCCTGCCGACCTCTTGATGCATATCCTGCTGCTCTTGCTGCATATTGTGCATTTTGTTTTGCTAGGGCTGCAACTCTGGCTGCTTCTGCTTCTTGTGCTGCTTTTTGTTGAGCCATGTAAGCCTTAGATGCTGGATCTCCTGATTTTGCTGCATCTGCAATTGCTTTCTTTGCATCTGCCATTGCCTTAGCAAGCGCTACCCTCGTTTTTTCTGCTTCTTCATCAGCCTTTGCTTGTGCTGCAAGTTGTGCATTTAATTCTTCTTCTGCCTTTTTGTTTGCTGCGTCAGATGCATCTGCTGCTGCATTTGCTGCAGTGGTTGCTGCTGTGACTTGTGCAGGAGTTGCAACTGTAGTTGTTGCTGGTGGAATAAATGCACTATCTTTTGAATACTTAGCATTATTAATTTGTGAAAGGGCTGCAGCAATTGAATCTACAATATCTTTCATAGTCTTAAGTGGACCATTATTAATTTCTGTCAACTTGGCCTTATACGCATCAAGTTGAATCTGTATAGATTCCCATCCTAGTTTTTCTTTATCAATTGCAAGAAGTTTTGCATCAAGTATTTTTTGATTAGCATCAAGTTCATTCTGCAGTCTATCTAATACTTGTTGTGCATTAAATAGTTGATTTGCCTTAATTCCATCAATTACAGTTTCAACATCTCTAATTGCTAAAAGTTTTACTTCTCTTAATTCTGTTATATTATAAACTTGATCCTCTAATGAAAGAATCTGTGCTTGAATAGTTTTTCTTTGTTGCTCAAGTGCATAAGACTGTTGGCTAATTCTAAACTGTTCTGCTTCAATTTGTGCCTTTGTCATACCACTTGCAGATACAAGGGCTTCTGTTTCAGCCTTTCTCGCTGCTGCAAGAAATTCTCCAGATCTACGGTTTGCTGCATCTGCTGCAGTAGAACGCATTTCATTTGCTAGTTGCGCTGCTGCAGAAATGTCACCTTGAGATAGTGCATCAGCAAGAGAAATTCTCTTTTGCTCTTGTGCAGCAATCTCTTGATTAAGTTCAGAAATTGTCTGGAGAGCAGCCTCTTGCTTATCATACTTCTCATTGATTGCTTCTGTAGCCTTATCAATTAATGTTAGGTCATTTGACAATACCGCTGATCTATCAGACAATGCCTGTAGTGGTCTATCAAAATCAATCTCCATTTTTCTTTGAGCATCATTGATGTTTTCTTGAATGTCATCAAGAAGGTTTTGACCAATCTTTGAGTCGTACTTAAGTTCAAAATTAATCTTATCAATCTTATCTTGCTGTTTTTGAATATCATCATTTACCTTTTGGACAGCATCTTCTGCAACAACTATCTTTGCCTTTAATTCAAAGTTGGCTACATCAAATTGGTTTTGTAATGTTTTAGCCTGTAGATCAAGTGCAGAAATATTTGCATCAATTGCATCTTGTGTTTTTTGTTCAAAGGTTTTTGTTTGTTCTTCAATAAGTTTAAGTAGGTCTAGATAGGCCTTTGTTTGAGAAATTAGTCCAGCATACTGCTCTGCAATTTTTCCAGGTGCGTTAGCAATGGCCCATGCGTTTGATTTATCTTTTAATATTTCATTGATAACCTCTTGCTTAACACCTTCAGCATTTAACTTTTTGTATGCCTCTGCTTGTGCCTTAAGATCCTCTGTAGAATATATAAGTTTAAGATGTGATTCTTTTTGTTTTAAAGATATACTTCGCTCTATTTCGTGATTTAACTCTTTGCGCTCTGCAGCAGATATAACTAATGCACCCTTTTCTGCAATTTGTGCAGCAAGAGTTTTATTTTCCAAAATCTTTTGAATTTCAGCGGTAGTATAAATTGCTTTATTATTTTCATCACGCATATCAATTAAAACATTGTGTGCCCGTATCTGATTATTAACTTCGTCATTTGCTGTTTTTAGTTGATCAATATATGTTCCAATAGTCTTGCTTTCAAATGCTAGATTTAAAAACACAAACTCAT